TGCTTTAAAAGCAGCTGGCTTACTTCCTTCCTTAATACTATGAAGAATCCTTTTCGTGAGGGATTGCCATTTTGGATTTGTTAATAATTGCTCTGAGATTTTAGGAGCTACTGACACACCTACAGCTGCTCCGAGGGTTTTTTTTACATTTCCTGAAACGAGGCCAGCAAGGAGTCCGGACCATTTTCCAAATTCAATGAAATCCCCTAATTTAGAAGGGCCAACCATTTTTTCGAAATTTTTGTATTTTGAATACAAAGCGTTGGTATTTTCAAATTCTCTCGCAATTTTTGGGCTCGCTTCTTTCAGTGCTTCGAGAACTGGTTTTTTTAAATTTCCCAACACTTTTCTTCCGTTCTTTATAGCATTCCAATTGATCGCGCTGTTTATATCTTGATAAAAGTTCACCAACTCTTCCGGCGTCGCTCCTGAATTGTTAATCTTCTCAATGGCATTCTCTATAAAGTGAATGGCCGCCTGTTTGTCAGGAGACGGCTGAATTGTCTTTCCAAGTTGACTTCTTATTTTAGTAAACTTATCAACCATGTTTTCGGTCGTTTGCTCAGAAAGCCTTGGTAGCTTAGCTGCCTTTTCTCCAAGCTTTGTGTATAGATCAGATAAGGCTTCTCCAGAAAGAGCAATAGCCTTTTCCAAACCTTTTGATTTGCCACCGATTTTCAGAGCTGCTTGTGTTTTTAATGGACCTTGAAATAAAGGTGTTAGCTGTTTAGGAGAAAGCCCCATGGCTTTTCCGGCTTTATAAAGCTTATCAAGAGTCTTAGGGTCTGTAAATTTCTGAACAGCCTTTCCTTTTCCTCCAGGAGATGGGACTAGTAAGGAAGTTAATAGAGATAGATTCTCTTCCTGCTCTCTTTCTTGTTCATCTTTTGGAGCTAAAGAAGGTAAAACCTGTTCTACTCCGCCAGAAACCTCTTGGCTTGTAGGGAGACCGGCAAATGGGCCCAAAGCCCTTAATATGCTCGAAACTTCTTTCGGAGTCTCTCTGCCGGTTAGTTTCTCGGATAAATATTTAGGGATATTCTGAATCGATTGGGCTACATCTCCTGGCATGCCAAGTAATGTAGATCCAATTGTCTTCCCAGCCCTTCCAACTTCTCTTTTGGCTCTTGCAACTTTTGACGGCGCTTCCTCGAATTGGTCCCAATTAAACTCACTACTTTCCTGTACTGGTTTCTCTTGAGAAACAGAATCAAATTGGTCCCAGTTGAAATTAGCGCTCATTGATCAACTTTCCTCCGGCTCTTTGAGCAGCAATCGCTTTGTTTTTGGGGATCCTCCTAACTACTCCACTCGGATCTCTCATCATAACAAAGCCATCTCCATCACCTTTCTCCAATTTTGATTTGCCCAAAAGAACAGATGGATCCAGATTAAGCTCGCGAGCCAACGCCTTCATTTTACCTTTGATTGTAGCTTGTCTATCAGTTGGTTTTGGAAGCAGCGTTTCTGTAATGTATTTGAAGCGTGCGTTAGAAAGGGTTCCTCGGCTTACTCTATCAACCAACATACTTTCTAGGGCTCCTGACAGGGAAGAAAACTCGCCTACATCTTCTGCTGTCTCCCCACCAAAAGCTTTGCCTTTTAGTTCGGATCCGAGACCCAAGTTACCTTTGCGAAGCAATTCTGACATTCTATTAAAAGACTCTTGTCCAACCTTATTTTCTGCTGCGAGCTTCTGTTTATTCATTCTCTCTTTTTCTTGGCCTTGGAACAGTCGGCTCATTGTCGCTGCCATTTGAGGATCTATCTGAGATGCTGCTATAATCTTTTCCGGAGTAAGCTCTAATTCTCTTGGGGCCGCTTCCTGATCCATACCGAGCATTTGATCAAACCCTTCTTGTCTCTGGGGTCCTCCCAAAATACTCTGAATGAGACTTTGTTGTTGTTTTTGCTTTTGATGAGACATGAGTAGATCTGAAATTGCTGGCAACGACTGTTGTAGACCACCTAAGAATCTTTCAGCAGGACCTGGATCTCTTTGTAAAATTTGAACCATAACTTCCCTTTATCCTAAAAATGACTGACCAAATGCACTTCCTATTTGCGCTCCACCCAAACCTCCCATAGGACCTCCAAAAAGACCACCAATACCAGCACCGATAAGTGGGGCGCCTATTCCTAAAAGCTGATCCCAAAATCCAGATTTTTTCTTCTGGAAAACATTCTCAACATCAGGTCTTCCTAAAAGGAGCTCGCCCAAAGAGAGAACGTCTTTCATGCTTTGCTGCATCAGATCGCTTCTCTGGGCCTTTAATGATTGGGCTAAATTTCCTCCAGCTCCTGCAAGAGCATTCTGCATACCAGAAGAGCCGCTGATCCCGCTTCCTGCGTATCTTTGGGCTATTTGTGGGGCTATTTTTTGTTGAAACAGGTCCATTGCATATTTTTCTTGATCTTCAAATCCTGCAGGTTGTCCTTGAGCCGAAAGAAGAAGCTGCTGCAAGATATCCGGAAGTCCGGCAGAGAGTCCTCCGGCGAGCTGATTATAGATGTTTGCTGATTGTCCCCCTCGAGTAGGGAACTGAAGCATATCGAATCCTTTTGGCATAGATCACCTTTTCTTTTCACTATACCACCATATGAAATATTTACTTAATATTTATGTAAAAAGGAAATTGGACGTTTGAATCACACAAATTCTAACACTACCACGCCTGAGGAAATCGAAGGAGCACCAGCTCCTTTGGTAACGATGATTTGCGTTGATGAAACACTGAGTTTAATCTGATTAGCTGCTGCTACAACATCAACATAAGGAAGAGTCTGCCATAAGGTACCATCAAAGAAAGTACCATAAAGGCGGGTCACCAAGTTGATTACAGTGATGTTATGAATGACTGTCAGTACAGAATCGCTTACCTGTACAACCAATCTATGCCCATCTCTTAAACGTGTCTGTCCTGTTGCGGGGAACCATCTTTCTCCGTCAGGAATAGAAGGAGCTGGAGCATTGCTCGGCGCAGCCACTGGCGGGGAATACAGTTCAAAATTCCCAATGGTTCTTTGGTTTACAGCGGTATTTGTTTGCAAATGAAAATTGGTGAGCTGTCTTTCAAGATTGCGAGCATCGTCTGTAGGAAACTGCCTATAAGTCGGCACAAAAGGAGAAGTCATGCCAATGTCCTTGACGGATAAAGGTCTAAAATAGTCGAGTAAAGAACCCATGGAGATGTTGAGATATTCACATCCAACATTTGGTCTTTACTAAATGTAAACTCTAATTGAACTGTATCTCCAATAGCAGACGTAGGTATCCTATGCCAAATTTGGTCTTGAGATGAAGCATTATCATTCAACCCTAGAGAGTTGTCTGGGCGTGTACGAACTATGTTTGAAGATATGATTGATGCTGAGTTAGGGTTGTTTAAAGAAACATCAGACTGAGATCCATAGATGTTCACTGTAAACTCACCGAGAGTGGTCGTGTCCAGGAAATACTTTTGAGAACCAATACGAGTTTTTTTGTTCATCGACCATGCAAATTGGAACTGTTTAGTCCAAATATCCAGAAGATCGATCATAGATATCTGCCATATCCCTGGGACGATGCTTCCTGGTGTTGCTCCAGCGGGGAAAGAAACAACAAACTGATTGATTGAAAGAACGGAGTCAACACTGCCATTAAATACAGGCATGATCGATGTATTGCTTGGTGGACCAGACCAAAACCCAATAAAGTCGCCATCATCCAGATTATGATTTGGAGAGGTAATTGTGTATGTTCCGTCGCCATTGTTGACTATGCCCTGAATGAATATAGAAGGGTCGTTAAACGAGTCTTCATCCCATTTCAACATCACATAGCCTTGTGGGGTCCCTCCGGCCACAAATGGCTTGGAAAAGCGGTCAGCTCCCAGATCTTCCCAGTTTATATTCCAGTTTTCCCATGGAGTGAAGTAATTCTGCCAAGCCTGGGTGGTTGAATTTTTATAAGTACCATAAGTAGTGAATGTTTCATGCCAAAGACCAAAGCTCCCTTCTCTATAATTGAAAACGATAGTTGTATCGGGGAAAGTATTGTTTGCGTTTGCCCCATCGCTGTAGTAAGTGAAGTAAACCACTTCATTTACAAAATCTCTGGCAGCACAGATACGTTCATATCCATTATTAGCCTGATCTATTTGAAAGACCTGATCGATTATCTTTTCATCAAACCTTCTTGAATCATAGCTACTTGTCATTAGGAGGCCGTATTCACCCACTCCCAAAATCCCTTTATCCATGGGTATGATTGCGTGCGTTCCGGCTGTCCCATATTCTGGGTTAATCACTTGGACTGTGAAAGGATCTGTTTCTATGCCTGTATTATTCAGTCTTCTTTGCTCGGTCTCCAGGCCTAATATGAGAGATCCTTGTGTGACAGCTGCGCTTATAATGCGCTCTGTTGTGTCTAGATCTATGAAACCACCAAAGCCCTGAATGTTCGACATCCAAGCATTGGCATTAAAGGTTCCTGGAGGAAGAGTACTTGGAATTGGGTTTGAGTAAAAAGGAGTGGCTGTTACTTCACAGAATCTGATCCTATTTCCAAAATAACGAGGACTTGAAGCGTTTGCGCTCGTGTCTTCATAGGTTCCAATGGCCAACAGACGATTGCCAAATGGAACTATGATCCTAGCCCCCATCAGATATGTGGTAGAGGTGCTTTGTAAATTGTCTAATGGAGGTGCGAAATTGACCCAACCCAAACCGCTGACTCCACTTGGATCGCCGTCATACCAACGTATACCATCTCCAGTTCCTGAAGGAGAAATAGCTGTCATCAGTTGGAAGATTCCATTGCTATTTATAACTTTGCCTACAGTGTTGATAGGCACAGTAAAAGTATTGGCTCCAGTGACTGTGATTTGAGCTGACTGTCCATTCAGAAGGTTGGCGTCAGCCCCGGTTATTTCATTAAAGAAAACATAGTCACCAGTAACTAGACCGTCTGGGTTGGTGGAAGTGGTTATGCTTGTGGTTGCTCCAACAGTGATATTTGTTATCGGCTCAAACTGCATTCCTGGCTTGTTATTCGTGACAAACATGGCCCTGAAATAGTTCGTGGAGTCAAACTGCTGGAAATTCTGTCCAGTCCAATAGACTGGATTGTTTGTCCCCTTATAGAAAGAGACGTCGTAGAAATTCGTCCCATTAAATTGATATGAGTAGGTTTGATCGAAGAATACGTTTATTGGGAAGTCAATTTGAGTATTGGCGCTTTTATCTGACTCGAACTGCTCTATCCCCATGACGGGGAGTCCAGGCTGATAATAGACTGCGGTGGGCGCTATAGCAGGGATGGTGATACTTAAAGCTCCGGTGGTCCTATTCAGCGTGCCAGAATAGGACCCATTGCTACTTGTCAATGTAGCGATTGCCCCACCTGTGATGTCTCCATCAACCAGGACAACTGTTCCGATTAAAAACTGAGAAGTCCCATGAGCTATAGGAACGGGAGAAATGGTGGCTGTGAATGGGCTAGCGCCTGTTGTTCCTATTTGCCTTTGGAGCTGACCTAAAAAGCTAGATCCCTGCTTTTTCCTGATGCTTTTTCTCCAACAGATTGCGTTCTGGAGCGTAGGAAACGAGTCGTTATTTATGAAAAATGGTTTTTCATAAGTTTGTTGGCCTCCAAGTATTTCACTTATAACCAAACGACTTGGAGCCGTCATTAAGTCCCCCAAGCAAAATAATAAACCGCTTGACTTCCTGGACCAGCCTGCAGCCAACCAGTAAATTGTGTGGTTGATGGACCTGTCACAGCGCTAGACAAAGCTCCAGCATGTCGAGGGGTTATCATTACTCCGATTCCAGAATTTGGAAATGCCACCGCAAAGTTATTTACATCTCCCGCATTTGAGGCTGATCCTATCCCAAACTTTAGGATTAATCCCCAAGGGGTCACAATCGTATATTCTGATGCAGTGAGAACAGCATTCCCAGTAAGTTGAACGATATTAGCTGCAAGAGCTCCGTTTTGGAAGAAAAGCTGAGACAGTCCGCTTACGGCCTTAATGTAAAGAGATGACTGTGGGGAGGCCAGTCCAGGATCGCTTATAACTGCTGGGAACTGTACCTTTGTATGGAACCCCTCAGTTCCGCCGCCGCTAGCCAAAGGCGTGTGGTTAACAGAGAAAGAGTTTTGGATTTGAGCGAAGTTACCTTGCATTGCCTGATAGTCTTGGGAGGCAGAATGTCCTGTTGTTGGGACTAAAGTGTTATATGCCATTATATGCTCCTGGAGAATAGCTTGTTTGTCCCTGATAAATTGTGGCGACTCTTACGTTGCTATTTTGTCTCGTAGTCCTGCGTAAAACGAAGTTTTCTTGCTCTCTAAACATTGGCTCATAAAGTTGCAGCTGTTCTACATCACCATAGTCCTGGAGAATTTTCCTAGCCGTTCCTCTGGCAAGATATTCTGTCATCCAACGATACACAACAGCATTTGTCGTGTTAAGAAATGCTGCAGGATTGTAATAAGCATCTATCGCAAATACATAGGGCTTATCTGGAATGGGTCTGAACGTAAATGTGTTATCATAGAACAAAACAGCCTGAGGCCTTCCTGCTGCATAGGGTATGCATTGATAGTTTATCTGGCTTGTAGTTGGAATATTGTATAGGAAGGTTACCGTTACGGCTCCTGTGATGTAATTGACTGTTCCTACGATGGATGGAGCATTTGCTGGGTTCAATGGATCGTATTGGATCAGGTTGCCGGAGGTGGCAGACTGGGGATCATCTTGAGCGACGTTTAGATGGCCATTCACATCTATAGCTGTGACATACACGTTGGAGATTAGAAGACCTTCTTGCAAACCTCCAGGATTGATAGTATTGCCTGGTGGTTGTAGGTTTTGGTCTCTATGGCCTTGAACTATTGGCGGCTGAGCGATTGTAAAAGTATAGGGTCCAGCAACACCAGTTCCGTTCTGCTGAAACTGGTTAAATACCTTGTTGGGGAAAAGCTTCATCCATTGATCGTGAGATTGCTGCATCACAATCTGGTATCCATCAATATAAGCAGGAGTAAGATAGCTATTGTAGGTAGGAATAACTGCTCCGCCAGGCAGATATGTGATGGGAGCATTATATTGATCAACATTGGGAGTCAGCTCCAAATTGAACTGCGTTTTTAAATCAAAAAGCTGTATTCGAGCCGGGACATCGTAAACATAGAATCTATTTAGGTAATCCCCGATCGTTGCATCGGAGATGTCTTGAGGGTTTGGTTGCTTAAGAATCCTTCGAACATAAAGGATTACCTCTGTAACCAAAGGCTGAGTTGGACTTGTTGATATTGCACTCATTAATATGCGTTAATTGGGTGGAATGTTCCACGTCTTTTCGTTTCGAAGTTATTAAAAGGCGTCAAAATGTTTTCATCTTCATAAGCTGAAGGATCTTGGTTCCTTCCAAGTGGCTTCATCTCTTTCCAGCACAAGTTCTTGTTAATGTGTTGAGCCACAAATCTTGGGATACCGATTGTTTTGTTGACAGGGATGACCCATTTGCAATAGTCATCTCCAGGAAGGCCTGTCAGAAAGAATTCAAGCTGTCCATTGATTATTTGACTCTCAAATACTCCAACCACATATTCGGTCAGATATTCTCTTTGAGCTTCAAAATGGGGGTGTTTAATCCCTGATGTGGGGATTCTTACCGCTGGTTCGATGCGTTTGGCATCTGGAAATTTCTTTTTAAAAGCTTCTAGTTCGAGTTGTGCGTCTGTTTTCTGTTCGGGAGTGCGGTCCATTGCCTTATTCATTCCGCCTACTGCGGCCTCGATGTCTTCCATTCTCCGAACAATTTTCTGTTTTTCCATAGTTCCCTCGTAATGAGTTTAAATTTTACTTTAACTCATTCACATATTTAGAAAGAAGGGGGAGATTTCTCTCCCCCTAAAGAATTAAGAGGTAAGCGAGGTATAAACCCTAGCTGATCTCTGTGCTCTCCAAAGGACGAGAGCGCTATTCTCACTCAGGACGGCAGCACCTACAGTTGCGCTATTGCCGATGATAAGACCTTGGAAGTCATTATCAACCGCAGACAGATCAAATGCAGAAGCAGAGTCACCAAATGGGATTACTTGTGGCCAAGTAACGCCAGCAGCAGCCTGTGCAGTCGTCGGGAAGGCGAAAGCACTTGCGGCGCTAGAATCAATTGCAACTACAAAGGTAATCGCGTCGGTTACTGAAGTGACAACACCTTGTTGTCCGCTAATCTGGGTTGTTCCCCATGGAGAAGGAATAACCAGACGAACGTAGTCCCCAGCAGTAAGACCATGAGGCGCAGAAGTTACAACGGTAGTTGTTGCTCCTGTCGTCAGTTTCACGATGTATGAAACATATGGGAACATCGCTGTTGGGAAATTCACTTTCTTCGTATTTACGTTTGTAGCGGCCGCAGCGAACGCTGAAGCATCAAAAGTTGTTCCTACAATCCCCAGGTTATAGGTAGTTGCACCAGTTGATACAACAGACCATGGAATTCCAGAGAATTGAAGAGCAGCAGTAGTTTGCTCGATGAGTACAACATCGCCCGTTTGATAAACGTTTGCGTTGGTCAAAGTCATAACTGCTGGGCCGGCATTAGTAATGCCAGAGCCTGCTTGGTTAACTCCGAGGGAGTTAGCAGCAGAAACTACTGGCGTAATGCCGCCTGAAGCCAAGAATGCGGAAGTATCGGTTGCTGCACCGTTCGTATTACGAGTAGTGAGAGCCGTTCCGTTTGCCATTCCTTTCTGCCAGAAAGCATATTTCACTGGACCTGGGTTGGCCACAGAAATCCAGTTGTCACCAGAACTATTACCTTGAACCCAAATCTCGACGAGATCTGGAACAAAAGGCAATTTAAGAGTCTGGTTTGCGTTACCACTGGCTGGAGTGGTGAATGAGCCTGATAATTCGACATCAGCAAACATAGTACACCCCTTACAGTGCTAGCGTAGAACGCATGTTTTGAATCCAAGTATCTTGAGTGATTACTTGTGCTTGGGCAAATTTTACGCCCAGTGTACCGTTCAACGCCAATGGTCCTGAGAAGATTGGCGGACGATAGATAAGTTGGCTAGAATAACCATCTTGCTCGATATGAGCATAAGCCTCTCTAGCAACCACCATGTTATTGTAAACATCGCGGTTATTGACAGATGCCCCAAGTTGCACGACAGCGTTCGAGCTAGTCAGAATGCGGAAGTTCGTTACCGAGCCGTATTCTGAATAGAGAACGTCGTTTTGGTTTGGATAGTTCCAAGCATGGATAAATCCATTCAATGTATCCAAAGTTGCTTCCTCAAGCGTGTGGGCCAACATGAAGTAGGCAGCACGAATTGGAGCTGTACCAAAACGATCTTCACCCTGTTTACCTGTCAAGAATTTGAACGCATTCGCAGTGTCTAAAGCTGCGTTTACGTTAGCAAAGTCTCTGAGAGTAAGTTCTGTGGGTGAGTCGCCGTTTACGCCTTTTTGGCAGTTGTACTGCGTAGCTGCTGAAAGGAGATAGTTGCCGAGGATTGTATCTTCAGCTTGTTTCATGGCTACGCCGAGACGCTCAGATACCCAGGACAAGACGGGGTCTTGGTCTTGGATGATCACTTGCTCATTGAGGATGACCGATGTTCCATAGAAGGAAATGGTTGCATCAATGATGTTCCTACTAGCTACTTGCGAAGTTGGCTCTATTCCGGTATTGCCCAATGGTGTCGTGGGGGGAACAAGAGGATTCGGTCGAAGAAACCGCATCGTAGTACCGCCATTACGAGGCATCGCATACTTATCCGCAGGGATAATGTAATTGAAGTTGGGTGTTGGGACTGAGAGCATACCAGCCGCAAGAGACTGCCGGATAGGAGCCGGTAGGTCTGTGGTTGTGGTTATTGACATTTTAGTCCTTTAAGGGTTTTACCTCAGGATCTAAAAGGCCCTCTTCTGTGCCGCTTTGAGACGTTCGTAAGCTTTTGTTCGCGCTTCGGGACTTCGTACATTAAACTCAAAAGCATAAGGATTGGTCGATGGTCCTTGGCCGCCTGGTGAATAGAAAGAGCCAGAAGCTTTCCGGTTCTCGTCTATAACCTCTTGCGCTTTGACCTGAGGCCTCTCCTCTTGAGAAATCTTTTTCATTTTCTTGTACGCCATCTCTCGGCGCTTGTACTCATCTTTGACTTCCGCCAGTAGCGACATGAATTCAGGGTCTTTTTCCTGAAGCTTTTCAGCATTAGCCGAATTGACTACCTGATCATAATCAGGGAAAGCCTGATACAGCTTGTGCTGATAGTTTTCGTTGTCTATCTTTTGATAAGTCTGACGCGCGACTTCTTCTGCTTCTTTACGCATAGAAGATCGTTCCTTCTCAATAAGACGCTTGAACTTTGCCTTGTCGATGAGCTCGTCGTCTGGCAAAGAATCAATTTCATCTCTATTTGAAGGCATAAAGCGGCTCTGCATTTCTACGAGTGCCTGTTGTTGCTGTTGCAATACAGCGTCTCTCTTTTGCAGCTCAGCTTCTAACGCTTCAGTCTTTTTTCTTAAGCGCTCAAAGTTAACCTCGCGGTCATCTTTACGCTCTTGGGTTTGTTTGGTTTCCTGGTTGACGGTGCCTGGATTGTTTACGTCTGTTGCCATTCAAACTCCTGTACTGGCGGGGTACTATTACGCCGTATTTCACCGATAACGTCCGATGAGTACGTATTCCTTTATATTTAACTTAAGTTTTGATTACTATCAAGAGAACAATTATTTGGTGTATATGGAAGTTCTGACAAGACTAGAAGACATGTGGGCCCAATTAGAGTCCAGTTGGCCACGAACCATGGAGAAAATTTTGAAAGAATATCCCCATGAAGGAAAAGACTTTTACATATATACTTTCTTCAAGTGGGACAATCACGTTGACCCTCCTCAATACAACGTATACCACCAACCCAGACTGTCTTTTCCTGATGCAATCCCCGGTACTATTCTCAGAATAGTTTCTCCAAGCGGGGGTTGGGTTAAGATAGTCTGGGCCCTTCCGCATAGAGAAGGCTTCGACCTATATGAAAAGGGTAAATTATTCGCAGATCCTGTTGTGGCAGAGAGCATTAGAAAATATCTCGCAGGCGATTTTGAAACACAAAATTATGAAATGGATAAGTGGATGACCTACCCAGAAGCTGGCCAGGAGAAAAAATGAGCGGCTGGATAAATTTCAAGAATAAGAAGCCTGATGACCTTCAGAATGTGTTTGTATGTAATATTCTTTGTCCATCTTTTGGGTATTTCGAGGCTGTTTACCACAAGGAAGGGTATTTCATTTGCTGTGCATTAGAAAAAGCTATGCCAATTGATGTGACCCACTGGATGCCCACTATATCAATGCCAAGTTAATGAGAGGTGGAGGAACTGGTAGACTCGCTATCCGGTCACGATAGAGTCACGGACCTAGGAAACCGTGAATTGTATGTTCGAATCGTACCCTCTCAGTATCTATGTCTGACTGGTAGAGCATGCTCCAGGAGCCTGTAAACCAGGTCTTTGAAATAAAGGAATTGGAACCCCTGTTTGTGGATTAACTGGATTCACTTGAGTGAAATCATCATTAATCGATGCATCAGCAAGCATCCCTATGGGGATTATTTGAGCGTTCTCTAAGGACGTCCCCACTACAAACGGATCAAATGTTAAAGTATTGATCGCCACTGAGAAAGTCGTTGGTGAGAGCACCAATATCGGCCCAGAAAGACCGTTGATTTGTATCATGCCAAAAGCGCTGAAGTACGGGAACGGTAATACAACCCGAACGATTAAGCCATCGCTGTACCCATGGTTGGTAGTAGTTGTTACTACGGCTGGATTGGCATTTGTGATTGCTGAGATCACAGTCGCTTTTGGAAGCCACGGAAAATTTGGATTCACCGGGAAAGTCCAGGGATTTACTGGGCTGTATACCATCGTCTATGACCATACGTAACTTATTTTAACTACTATATCGTCCGCTACGCCTTTAAAATTCTCTCTGGCCGAGGCCACCATCTCTTTCAATCTCGGATCTTCAGAAGAAATGAGAACCGATTCATAAGTCAAAAACTTTTGACTATATCTCTGTTCATCATTAGAAATTTTTACCGTCACTTCTACGGCGGTATTCATTTCTTTTTCTTCATTTTCATCATCTTAGAGCCGTACTCACAGACTTTATCTCTTTTTTTGTCTGCTTTCTCCAAGGACTTCATTTCTTTCTCTATCTTCTTAATTTTCTTATCCACGAAGTCCCTCGTCTCTTACTACATAATGTTCAAGTGGCTTACAGATCCTATGAGAAATGTAACCCAAAGCATTAACTTTTCCAGCAGAAGCGTGTTCATGATAAAGCTGCTCTAAGTTTGGTTCCATGAATGCATTTTGTGAAGAAGGACGAAAAGGTTCTCTTTCTCTCCGCACCTCTTCACGTATGGCATCCCGTTCTGATTTGGGTAGCTTTGCCATGATTAACCTCTTCGGATTCCGTGAGCTTGAGAAATTCCTTCTCTGAATCCAAATGGATTGTGATCGTATCCATTATCACATCTCTCTGGTGATTCCATGGGAGATGGATTGTAGGCTGCATTGAGTGGACGTCCTTCTTTTTCCCATCCGGCTGAAGAACCTAATTTTGACTTTTCCATAATTAATTCCTTTCGCTCAATCTAGAGCGCTTGTTAGCTACTTTTAGTTTTTCTGTTCTATATGGCTCGAGCTCTGGTTCGCAACCATAACCCGCAGCTTCTTGCTTCCCGTAACCATCAACTGGATGGTAGTCCGGATAATCTGAGGGGGCTCTCATGCCCTTTGGATCAAACATTGGCATTATTTCTTACCTTTTTTAGGCTTTGGCTTGGGCTTCGGTTCTTTATTTCTCAAAGAACCAAAAATCCTGAATAAGTCATCTAGCGACTTAACTTTTCCTTTTAGCTCAGGCATACTATTCGGATTTTCTAGCATTATTTTCTTCTCTTTAGACTTTTTTGTGGGGTCATGAATTCTTCTCGTGCCGATTTATACCCTGTCCCAGCAACCTTCGGCATACCTTTTGGCTTTTCCTTTTTCCCAAGAATCTTGGTCTTTGAAATGCGCGCTTGGCCATATCCGGGAACCATTCCTGTCCCAAACTGTCCTTCGTCATTATGCATAGACACCGAATCACCCTTGCGTTGCTTAGCTGGGTGTCTAGTTCCGTATTGAAGATTCCAGGAGTCTTGTCCCATTTCTTGTCTTTCCCGATCCTATTTATATTCAAAGGCAAGCGGAGAGTAGTCCCTCCCTTCTGGTTTTACCCAGTCTCGATCGGACTCCCGATCCACTCGCCAGTGATTATTTGCGGTGCATTCCAGAAGCACGATCGCGTTCAGCTAGCTTGACATTGCCTTCTTGCTCATTGTAAATGGCTTCAGCAGTGTCTGGATAGCGGAATCTTCCGATCTCACCTGGAGGATGCATTGCATGATCTTTTACATCGGGAGGAAAGAATTCACCAAGAAGGCTTCCACCTTTAGCGCCCTTTCCTTTGAGTCTCCCAAAACCATCGGGAGAGCTTCTTCCATCATAATCTCTCATTTTGTCCTCATATTTGGAATTTTGTGTCAGCGGTCTCTATTTTGGCCGCCTCTTTCTCGATCTTTTCAGTTGATTCATCCGACTTTTCGATTTCATCAACCTTCTGGGCTCCGTGCATTGTTTGCACCTCCCCATATAATCTTACTGTATCAAGAAACTCTTTTATTGCAGAGACTTTGTCTTTTGTAGCTTTAGCTCTGTTCTGTGTCAGTTCGGAAAGTCTTTCTTCAAATAGACCTATGTTAGATTTCGTACGCCCGACCCTTTCCCGTGCCATGGCAAGCTTTTCTGCTGTCGATGCGTGCTGGCCTTGGAGCTGGGCCTCGAGGACTGCGAGATCAAGCTGAGCTTTTGTTCTGGCAAGTTCGCTCTGGTGCTCTTCTTCCCGCTGTATGGATTCAATGAGCTCATCTTTTCCTTGGAGAGAACTGTTTTTGAGGAGGAATGCTGTGGGGACCGGGATGCCCATTTCTCTAAGTTGGAGGAGCTGAGCAAACTGTTGCTGCCTTTGGACCGTGGTGTTGAGACTCTCTTCGGGAAGGATGTCATATTGTGAGAAGTTTTTGTCATAGAATTCCTGAGTAGGCTGTTCTTTGATAATTCTAGACACTTTAAATGGCGTCCATCTGAGCTGAATGATTCGCAGCTCGATCATTCCCATGAGCTTTAATGCTCTGTCCCACTGATCAAAATATTTTTGTAGAGTGACAAGACCAGCTCCCTGGCGAAGCATCTCGGTGATTCCAGCCAGGCCCTTCTCATCCGATGCTCCCATAAGTTCTGGAGTCACAAGAGATAGTGGGGAGATGAGCTGCTGCATTTGATCAGCGAGAGCCATATCTGAAGGGGGGACTGCATTTGGAACGATCTTCTGAATGATCTCGTTAAGAGGCTTGTCGTGCTGGTCTTCTTTGACGACTAGGTGTTTTCCTTGACCCGCATACTGTATGTTTTCTTCGTTGACGATCGAGTTTTCTCGGTACAGCCATCCAGAATTAATGGAGCTCTCAGAGATGTCGTGGTTGAGGATAAGTCTTCTATTGAATAAGAATTGAGCATCTCTGAGATACCTGACCAGACTGCGCACGCGAAGATTATACTGAGCTTGCCAAGGTTCGTAGTCCCAGAAAATTGGCACAAAAGGGCACTCGTCAAAACCCAGAGGATTCTCCCCAATATACAAGACGCTCTTATTGAGAATAACGGCGACATTCCAGGTAGGTATTTCAACGGAGATCTCCTCTAGTTGGGGAAATACTTTTAAATATTCCTTTATTGCCTCTGGTTTATCTCGCCAATCTGTGATTTCTCCGGTTTCTTTGTTGTATAGGCGTTTTTGTGTGCGATTGGATCGATACCAGTAATAGGAGAGAACGAGGAGGTCGTTCCTCGCAATGTTGTAGTTTTCGGGTAGGAAGTAGAATTGTCCATCTCTATTCGAATATCCTCCCATTGATCCGATTAGATCGGCGTGCTCTGGGAATTGTGCAATGGCTTCCTTTTTTGACAGAAACTTCTCGAGCCACACCCAGTTGCAGTCGCTCATATCTGGAGAGCGAAAGTATGGGTCCACCATGAATGAATTGTATTCCCAGATCTTTAAATCGAGGACGCCGTTCACTGGGTCGTCTTTGAAATCCAAATAAGGCTGAATCAGGCACATACCGCCTGTAATCGACTGCTCAACAGCATCGGAGAACTTTTCTAAAATGTGTCTCTTGCTATGAGAGAACTGTATAAGCTTATTGAATTGATCTGCCGTATGCTGGCTTGCCATCTCTACAGGCACTACGGAAACTGACTTGCGATGTTGCCTTTGAAAGCCAGTGATCATACATACTGGTTGACGAATAATGTTGAAATAAAAGTTTTTGAAATTGTAGTTTGGGGCAAACGTAAAATACTGGTAGATATAATCTTGGTCACCTGCCCAGAAGCGGACATCAATGTTAGATTCGTTCCACCTCACCTCTTCGACACTCTGGAAGCGCGTATATATGTTTTGCAATATGTTGACGATATTGTTCGCATTAGGCTCTTCAGGCCAAAGAAACTGGGATGATGGCATGTGTACCCTTACTTAAAACTTTAATTTACCAACTAAAAGGAAATAGGTCTAGTGAAGCTTACGCAAGAAGAAAATTAGGAAAGGATTAAGAAGATGACAAAGAAAAAACCAAAAGAACAAAAGGCGAAAGGGCGCTCCGCTTTCGAGCTAATAGAAGACCTTTACTCCGAAGTAGATGCCCTCTCTAAAAAGATTCAGCTTTGGTCCGATACTATTAGTAGACTCGACGTTGAGATCGATCATATTAGAAGGAAACTGAACGAAAAAAAATGGTGGCAGATTTGGAAATAGTCTACAAAATGATTGTCGACGGCGAGCCTACATGTTTCCATTGCTTGAAAGAAAGGCCTGATGGAGCCTTCTCAAAAACCTTTAACTCAAAACAGATACCGGAAAAGCACCATTTTAAAGAGATCATATATCTATGCGACCGGTGCCATAAAGAGTTGCAAGGAAAATGGAATGAACATGAATATAAACAAGAAGAGTGTTAGTTTGTTGTCAACTCTATTCCTTTGAAACCTTCACTCCTTCCCGCTCGATGCTCGGGAAAGACTCCGTTTCCGTCGCCTCCGCTCCGATTTTACCAATAAAATTGGCCTTTGTCAAGGCCCCGATTCCTTCTCCCTTTTTCCTACCACTCCCACAGATTCTTGAGCAGTAGATCTGCTTTGAATACTTATTGACTTTGAATTTAGAGCTACACTTCACACATTCTTTTTCAATATCATCTATTCCAGACTTCCTTCTCCATGCACTCTTACATTTATTGCTGCAAAACTCTTGGTGGTATGTTTTGGTTGAGAATTTCGTCCCACAAATCTTGCACATTCCTTTTCTTTCTTTTTTCTTAATCCAGGCAAGAATTCCATTGGCCTTATGCCAGGATCTTCCTTCAGCACTTTTGTGCCACTCTTTTGTCAGTGGCCTTATTTTTTCTGCGTGAAGCTGAGCCTTCTTTCTCCATTCGGGATGTTTATCCCAGTGGTGTTTAATATGTCGGCTCTTTTCAATCAGTTCTAAATTCTCAATTCTATTATCAGATCTATCTTCATTTATATGGTGAATGTGATAGCCCTTTGGAATTACCCCATGAGTTTTTATCCACACCCACCGATGTGCCCTTATTTTTGGGCAATCTGTAGATATCCAATATCCGTTTTGCAAGTCTTTATAAAACTTCTTGCCAAAATGCTCTTGATGGGGAATTGAAGGATCGTGTTTTCTTGACATGTATCTAAGCATATCCCATAATCCAAATTTATGAGAAATAATTATTTTGGCCTCAAGAAGTGCATGGGCTTACCTTGTGGCTTTGGATTGGCCCAAGGACTGTTCCTCGCCTGCTCCTTTTTCCATATCTCAAAATCTCTTTGCTCTTGAGAGAGCTCTTTTAGGTCTCTTTTCTCTCCCCAGTGAGAAAAGATGGAATACCTTAAAGAATCTAAACAATGGTCCCACGCCTTCAAAGGTTGATCTAATCCTCGGTCGCTTTTCTTTGTATCCCACACGTAAGACTGAAACTCCTGAATAAGATTGCGGCACTCTTTGCAAATCTTGAGATCCCCAGTTGCCAAGCGCATAGAGACCACTCTTATTCCATTTGACACATCGTTTTGAGCATCCCTGATCGCGAGACTGGATCTTTTTCGTTTTAATTCCAGCTTAAAAGAGGCTGCTGAGGGGTCTATGTAAACTGTCTTGATAGGGTAATCACTTATGAAATCGATGAAGTCGTTTGCGTATTCGGCGTCAGTCTTCTGGAATCCTTCTTTCTTTGAGTCGAAATAGTATTCCTTCTGAACCCAAATCTTAGTAGGAGTGTCGTCATTGAATCCGATGAGAGTAAATGCACATGGATTTGTGGTTCCGTAATCCACGCCTACGATGTAGTATTTAGCAAAAGAGGGGGGTTCATCAATCACATGGATAGATTCATCAAAGAAATCATAGACCGATCCTTCTGCGAGGCACCATTCACCATCTATAAACCTCCGATACCAGAGTCCACGATACTCTTTCTTGAGTGCGTCGACATAATGACTGGACAAAGACGGGTTGTCCTCCATACGGAAGTTGAAGACTTTGATATCGAGCTCGCTCCGGTCGATAAAGTCTTTCTTTAGCCAATGAAACGGCGAGTCGGGGTTGGTAGTGGCTAAGAGTTGAGAGCCATCTCTAGAAAGACGAGATAAGAGCATCTTAAAGAAAGACTCTGGGATCAGCGTTGCCTCGTCCACGTAAGCGCCAGAGAAAGTTGGCCCCCTTATTTTAGATTCAGACCGCTCATCATTTGCTCCAATGCAGTAAATAATTCGACCTTCCATGTGGAGTTCCCGTTTTCCGGGATAGTAATGGGCCTTGATGGATGGAAAGTTGAGGAGCTCGTCGATGATGTTTCTTTTGATCGTGTCATTAGTCCTTCCTATGATTACGAGATTCCCTGGAGGAGCCTTGTGACACATGTCTATGAGAGACCAGAGGGAGATAAATGACTTGCCAGAACGAACCGCCCCACACCAAATATTAATCCTGGCTGTCGCCTCCCTGAGGGACATTACCTGTTTTGGGGAGAGGTTGATCGTTGTTTTTGACATTCATGTCCTTAGCTTCGGAGATAGCAAATTGTATCTGCTCTGTTGCTTGTTGTTGCTGTACTTCTTCTTTCTTATCCCAATCGTATTTATTGCGCATGAGCATTTGAAGAGAGGCGGTGTTGGCGTCTTTGTTTTTCCCTTCGGCAGAGTCTTCTACTACCTGTTCCCATCTAGCATAACCTTCACATTTTGCTAATTCCATTTGTACGGGGTCAAACTCGACCTTGTCTTTAATGTAACTTTCTAAAGTAACCCAGTGACACGAAAATTCAGGGTGCCTAAAAACAAAAGACCTTTTCGACTTTCCTTTGGCCAGGTGGGCACAATATTGACGATAAGCTTCCTGTCTAATATCGGGATCTTTCAGTTTAATTCCATTTTTATTATCAAGTGGAGGCCCAATCATATTTTTCCTTTCTCATCGCTCAACAGCATACTAGTAAAACATTTTCTAGCAAGAAATTTCTTTTGCGGATAAGGTGGTCGAAAATCATGAATCAATCAGCAATTGGAATTCACAGGAAAAAGAGGGGCACGCAAAACCCATTTGCAAGGGCCACTCATCGCTGTAGCGCCTGCAAAACTAAATATGCAAAGGTTCCGTTCAAGATTATCTACAAAGACGTCATCGAGTGCAGCAACTGTGGAAAGGTTTCGATTCTTTTAGACGAGAACGACGTGATGCGATATTCGTGATCACTTATTGAGCGAATCTTTCACGAAGACCCAAAGACACAAGCCGGCAGAAACAGCAAGGAGACCTTCTATGAGAGCCAGCATTTAAGTAGACTTTTTTTAATTGAAGATTTAGCTTTAAAGAGAAGCCCCCGCGGTGAACGGGGGACATTCAGATCAAAAAAAACGTTCTTTGCGGAACAGGACCAGTTTACAGCATTGACTGTAAAAATCAATCCTAACTCTTTTTTTGATCTAATGTCAACCACCGCGTGAGGGCTCCTAACCAATAGGAGAATCTCATGAGCGACGAACTTCCAAGAAATTTTAAAGGCATCTGGATACCACGAGAAATTTGGCTTCATAAGGAGCTAACCTGCTTTGAAAAAATGCTTTGGGCCGAAATCGACAGCCTTGATCATCCCGAAAATGGATGTACAGCATCAAACGCATACCTTCAAAAGTTTTTCAACATAAACGAGCGCACCCTTCAAAGAGGGCTAGCAAAACTCAAGAATTTAGGCTTTATTAGGTATGAAACTTTTGACGGAAGGCTCAGAAGCATAAAGTCTTTCGTTCAAACATACCATGACAAATTTGACACCCCCCCGGTGACAAAAATGTCACCCCTCGGGTGTCAAAACTGTCACCCAGAGAACAAAGAAGAGAAAAAAGAAAAGAGTCCTCCTCCTTCCTCCTCCAAAAGAGAACCGTCCCCACCTTTACAGAAAGATGATTGGAAGAGGAGGATTTCTTCTAATTGGACAAATGAAGAGTTTGAGCATGCTTGGGGATGCTTAGAAAGGCTCAAAAACCCAACAATCAGGATCCAGGGCTATCTTGAGACCTGTATGCAAGAACATCGCAATTCTAACGGGTTTGCGAAAGAAAGGGAGACTCGCACGGATAGCCATCGCTTGCAGGCAAAGAGGTTTGATGGGAAGAAAATAAACGGGGATCTTGTGAGCGCCAAGAGGGACGGCGTAGAATTCTCTTGCGTAAACTTCTATAGGTCAATAGATTACGATATCCCTGACTCCGAATGGATTGAGCAAACCAAGAGATGGTTCAACAGAGGTTCTTAGCTGGGGGTGGACGTTCTTGACATAAATCGCGACAAACACGATAGTCGCCATATATGAAAAAGGGACAGCCATTCAAAAAAGACATTTCACGTAATAGATACGGCCTCCTGCGGGTATTGTGGTTCTCACGGTATTATAAAAAGAGATCGCTTTGGGTGTGCATATGCGATTGTGGGAAAAGGGTTACTTTTTCCAGGAAGGTATTAACAGATAAACACCATAATAGCAGGATCAGCTGCGGTTGTGCACCCAGGCTTAGCTCGGGGATTTCCACTGCATTGCGTTCATGGGAAGAGGCTGTAAAGTATAAGATGAATTGTATTTTAAATAATTCATCTTGGGCCGGCTCTTGTTTGGTTTGGAAAGGTGCTCATGACGTGAATGGATATCCACGAATGTCTTTTTTGGATCGTGGGTGCCTTGTTAAAGACTTTTTATGGTTTATAGAAAACTACAAGCCCATCGGTAATTTTAGAGTTATCCACACGTGTGGCAACAGGTCGTGTATTAACAAAGAACATTTTATTCTCGAGCCATATGCGAGAAGGAATACAACAATCGACAGATTGCTTGAAACTTCAAAAGATAGAGGGAAGCAGGAATCTCACCCAATCTCACAGGAGAATTCTCTTGCGTAAATTTCTACAGGTCAGTAGATTACGATATTCCTCATTGAGAAAGGAAAAAAGTGAATAACTGGATAGACTTCAACGAGAAAAAGCCGGACCGCTTGATTATAGCGATTGTCTGCAATATAAAAGGATGGATGTCCTATATTTTGGCTACTTATCATCCCATAGACGATGTATGGGTATTAGTGGATCCAAATTATCGACACAGCATCGTTCTTGAGGTCACACATTACATCGAGCTGCCGAGACTTCCGGAGGAAAGCGGCTGCTTATAAACAAGAAAGGAGAAAAAGTGAAAATAGAAAATTTCCGCGAAAGCCTTCCAGGCACTTCAATTGTTGCAACATTTGATCTTTATGTACCAGCTCTTCAAATGACCATTCATCAATGCAAGGTGATTCGGTCTAAAAAGGGGAAGCTCTTCCCAAGCCTTCCATCCTATGGAGTCTCCCAGCCAGATGGTAGTAAAAAATTCTGTTCTCTGATTACATTCTCATTAGAAAAGCAAAAAGAATTTGATAAATCCTTATCTGAGGTTATAGCTCCATTCATAACGAACAAGTGAATAATGATTCCCATCCATCAAATCCCCAGAGCTTTATCTTCTGTTCATTCAAAATTGGTCAAGTCGATTAAAGAAAATAGATATGAAGACGCGTTAGAATCCCTTAAAATACAAAAGAGGATTATTCATAGGATTTCAGAGATCTGGCGCAAAGAGAGAACGAATATGAGATATCCAAATAAATGGCATATTCGTTGGTAGACCATAAGGAGATAAAACTATGTCAATAGAATCGCCTAGGAAACTAATCGTAAAACCAGAAACCATGCGCGGAGGAGACTTGCTTCAAACGCCTCCCATCCAAAGGCATAGGTCTAAAAGCGATTCTTTCGAACTGGGAATGATGAGTCAATCTCCAGACTCTAAGATTTCTGAAATGTTCAGCGGGTTGAATATAAGCGGCCTCACCGTTCAAGTTGATATGCCAAGCGTATGTCCTTGGAAAATTCCAAGCGCACCTAAAAACCAGGAAGAGGCAATCAAGAAAGTTAATACAACCGCTTTATCATTAATGAAAGAGAAGAGCGATGACTGCCCCAATAAAAATTAGACGTCAAGAGTTCTCACCTGCAGTCTTTAGTCAAGTGTCTCTCGATGATAGCTTTGTTGGCGGCGACCCAGCAACGCCTTCATGGCAAAAAAGGGTGACTGTTGCCGTCCTGGCCATGATTAAAGAGCTGAACGTCACCAAGCAAACCCCGATGATGCTGAACCTAAAGCTTACAAAGTCTATAAAACCAATAGACAGCGCTGAACCAAACGATAAAAAAGAGGCGAGCGCGCCTTCTTCAGGTCTTTCTGAATCTTCTCAAGCTGATTCCTGAGTATCAGAACTTCAAAAAACAAACGATTCGTTTCTTGAGCTAGAAGAGATGCCGCTGGGTCTCCTCCAAGGGCCTTAATGCGTTTATCCGCGCTTGCAATCCCTCTACAGACTTTCCTGGTGAGCCGTAATGTCTCATCACATGTGCGAATAAGCGTATCTGCAGGTTTTTGGGACGAACAAAGAAAAGAAGGAGGATCTACGTGAATCATTTTCTCTTAGTTTGCAACTGTATGGGATTTCCGTACAGTTGCCCTTCATTTAAAGTTTGCTAACCTCTTCTATAGAGGCCTGTTTCTTTTCCCACCATCGTTTCCATGACTTACAAAATCTTTCTACTCTAGACGACTGAATGGCTTGTCCCATGATCTTAGCAACTGAAATACCACTCTCTGTTGCCAAATGATCTAGGTATTCAAGAAGATCGATAAGCTCATAATTCATCCCAACTGTCTCTCTAAGCTTTTCTTTGAACTGCTCGATTGTCATTTCTGTAGGCTTTTCTGGGATAACTTCAGCAACTTCTGGAGGTAGATATGCCTCTACCTTTTCATAGGTATCAACGCGATCTATTTCCCCTTCCACATATGCAGTGCTAATAACGTCAGCGAACAGGCGGCGAGCAAGTCGGCTAAGGCACCTAGCAAACAGCATGTCAGAAGCAAACTTCTCCCAGCCACCTCCGCCACGAACCAAACCAGCCCTACGAGCATCGTCGATAGTAAAAACGCAAACATACTCTTCTTTAGTGTCATGTCTATTCCCTTTTAACTTACATAATTGCTCGGTAGACTCCAGTATCTCTATCTTGTGACCAGCTTTTCTGATCATGCTATTCATGAGACGAGGAGAGAGCTCTACCTTAGTTTCCTTCCCTTGTATAACGTTCATTCCGCCCATCAGTGCTTGCATTGGAGGCAGGCCCAATTCTCTGGCCATGAGCATAATACTTAAAAGTCTGGCCTCTCCCCCTATATTTGCAAATAGCTGGCTTTGACCGGCGGTCTTCGCCATCGTTTGATAGACGTTTAGCTCCTCTTGGGTAGGGATCAACATAGTTTCAGTCTTGCTCATGGTACATCTCCTCAAGCTCTTCCAGTGTGTAATGTGCCTCGGGGTCAATGTTCAACTCCCATCGAAGAGCAAGGATGCGTCTTTTCCTGTCTTCTTGTTCAGTTCTTGGCTCCATATGGTCATAATTAGTCTGCCAGGTGCAAGATTTGTCAGAAGTCCAGTGCACTTTTTTGTCTAATGAACGCATGATTCCATCTCCTTCTTGGCAAAATCGATCTCTGATTCCATTCTGGCAATCAAAACCATGACGTATTTTATGTCTGATTTTAAGTTGTGTATTTGAGTGTCGATGTACTGGAGGTCGTTCCAGAGTTGTTGCATATTTAAGTTCTGATGGCTATCATTCGTGTATTCTAGCATTTTTCACTCCATTTTTTGCTTACCCCCGTTGTCAGCGGGGGTTTTTTTCTGTTTCCTATAACATTAAATTAGCAGGGAATTTAAGTCAACAGGCACGTTTTTAAAGAATTTATAGCACTCTAAGGCTGACAAGCATACATTCCAGTCTCTATCCCGATAGATGAATTCATGGATATTGGGATAAGAGCCATCTTTTTGTAGCTGGACGAAGATAAAAACATCTGGGAAGGCTATCCCCGATGTGGCCACGAGATATCTATAAAAGGCACCCTGAAGTCGCCAAATCTCTGGATGGGCCCAAGAACCCGTTTTAAAGTCCACTATTACGCTCTTGCCCCCACTCTGGACTAAAAGGTCGATTCGACCAGTGATCATCAATTCTTCGCCATATAAACGCTTTTCTATAAGAACAGGTTCTGGAAGGAGTCTGTCGTTCCATTTTAGGAAAGACTCAAAATAGGGATTTTTTTTCTTATCTAGAGGAGTAAATTCATCTTTATAAAAGGCCTCAATCGCCGCGTGAATGTCTGTACCTATGTCTTGGGCTTTTTTTAGTTGGGCCCTCGGTACATGGGCATAAGACTGAAATATGCTCAAAATATCGCTCACCCTGACGTACCCTTCTGTGATGTCTTCCATATTGCCTCAAATACTTCATTATTCTTTTTTTGATTCGTGTGTTCGTTGCCGTTTTGGTCAATTGTTGCATAAATGCCTTATCAATGCTAGACTTAACTCATAAGGTAATTTGAGTCGATAATGAATAAGTTTAAAGAATATCTTGATTCACGAGAAGAAAGTTTTAAAGAATTTGCTAACAGAACTTATATTGCCCCAAATACGGTTAGCAAGCTATACCATGGTAAACAAGTAAGGCGTGATATAGCCAAATGGGTGGTTAAAGTGACGAAGGGTGAAATTACGCTTGAGGATTTAGGGTTTGGGACTTGAAGATTTTCTTAGAATTTCTGATTCCACTCCGGATGACATTGCTGACATTAACGAATTGCTTCAAGGACTCATTGAGAAGGTCCACTCAGAGAAAGTAACTGTGGCGATTGCGGAATTGGTCGCAATGGCCGAGTGCCTGGAAGAATTAATCTATGAAATGAAGAAAAGACCTGGCCCTCCCGACAAAACGTCATTTGGATTAACTGCTGGCATTGGTCTTTACAAATTCGTCAAACGCAACGAAAAAGTCATCAAACAGCTTCTAAGCATCGACTGTAATCCCACCATGTTCCTCGATGAGTGATTCATTCATGATTAAGATCGTTTTATCAGGCACTCCAATTCCATTCAAAGCACCCTACGTAAGCTCTCGAAGGTCATTTAACCCTCGTTATAAAGAAAAAGAAGCCACACAGTGGTTCATTCGAAATCAGATCCCAACAGAGTTCCTTATAACCAACGAAGCAGTTGAAGTTCATTATGATTTTTTCTTCCCGATTCCCGTCGCAACTTCCAAAAAAAAACAAGCAAAGATGCTTGCAGGGGAAATCCATCATCTTAAGCGGCCTGATGTAAGCAATCTATGTAAGTTTTATGAAGACTGTTTAAAAGGAATCGTCTTTTTAGATGACTCCCAAGTAATTAGCATATTTGCCAAAAAGGGTTACACAGAGCATCCTAGAACCGTCATTTCAGTTAAAAATGTAACGGAGAGGTTTTATGGAGAAAGGAATGCTTTATGACTGTTTGGTCACTTATCATCTAGTATCTGGCCAAATCATCATGGAATCTTATCGCCAAGACGTTCCCAATGAACTTTGGGATGAGTTGACGCATGAATACACCGAATGCGGAGAATATTTAGAGTTACAACCGTCAGAAACTTATGCCAAAGCTCTCTTGCCAAAATCAAACATTTCATATATCACATTAAAAGTGCTTCCGAGGCACGATTAAGGAGTTATAATGAAGAAAGATAAGCCTAGACCTCCCAAGTAGAGTGTCAAAACTTAATATCAGGAATTTCCTATTTTTTTCCCCCAGAGTTCGTCCTGGGGGTTTTTAATATCTATTCTATTTTTCAGTCTCTTCATGTATAGGGACGTGTCTAAAGTATACCCAGTTCTTAAAAGCCCCTACCTGAACTTCTTCTCCATCAATCTCACTCCATAGCACCAGCTCATCGCCGCTGGTATCCAGAGTAGAGGCTTCTATGTGGTCTTTTTCCATGTGCTCATTAACTAGATAGCCAATTTCATAGACATACGTCTTGACTTTCTGTGTTTTTATTTCTGTACATCCGTTGCTGCTTTTTCTAGCCATTTTACCTCAAATTTTGTCTGTAGTTGCTTTCCTTCCGACGCAAATTGTAACCTAATTTGCTTTATAGAGGCAACATGCAACAGACTGATTTGTTTGAAGAGACATTAGAGAAAAAGATTTACCGAATGGAACGATGGATTGGCCGCTTACAAAAAGAGATGTGGTTTCTAAAAGAGGTCTACAATATGTCGAAAAGAGCTGAAAAATTCGACACAATCAAAAAACACATTGAGCAAGCTGACATGTTTGGAACTTAATCTATTCTGTCGTGCTCGCTCCTAGCTTTAGCTATATACATCAACCCAACAAGCAAAGCCACAACGCCAAAGGCTAGAATGGCGGCTTCTAGATATTCATTTGCTAGAAACTTCATCTTTGATGATTTCCTCAATAAGTTCTGCTGATTCTTCATATACTTTTGGATCTGTTGCGGCTCCACAGGAAGCGACAAGAATAGCTAAAAAAAAATATCTCATTTTTTTCCTCTTTTTTTAGGAATATGCGCGCCCGCTTTGCGTGCAACGTTGAGAGCGATTGCGATAGCTTGTTTGGGCTTTTTCCCAGCAGCTTCTTCCCTTTTGATATTTTCTCCGATTGCTTTCTTTGATTTTGACTTGATTAGTGGCATGTGACTCCTAAGTTTTTTGGTCTTCTACAAGAATGAATGATAAGGGGCTTTTACTTCGGGCATAACTTTTGGCAGATCCGGCGATAGAGGAAAAGAGTTTTGAGGTTAAATCAGCGCCATTGTTATAGGAAGAGGTAAAGTCGACTCGATTTTCAGTTAGCGCATGCTCACGTGAATCAGAGCCATGCATAGAATCGATCATATTAATAAACTGCTCCCACGTCTTTCGGTTAGTGTATTTTGCGTTTGGATCGCAAAACCATACGCAACAAAAACAATTTTGTTGTACGACGTCAAACTGGGCTTTTTTGTCGTTATAAACTACTTTATCTTCACTGTTGCAGCAATAACTGTTTGGAACAGATAAATTTACAGCTAGACTTGGACTTGCCATAAGTCCTCTTCTTTTGCTTAGCGAGATTCACTATAGGCTTTGGAGGAATAGAAGATAAATAAAAAATATCAACTTCAAGAGGAGTCGATGAAGGTGTTTGATTTATCTCTTCGCAAAGAAGAGAGAGTGGGAGAAAGAAGAGAAGAGTCACGTTTTTTCCTTTTAGCATAGCAAACACCCACTGAAGTGGTTTTGGTATTGACCTGGATAGGTGTTAGCAATCAAACCTACTACTTTTGCTCCTCCTGTCACCGCTACTTGTATGTATACGGTATCACTCGCAGCTAACTTTATGACGCAAGAACCAACCGCAGTAAAGTTCCCTACAGATTGGGCATTAGTTGGATTCCCAGTATTGCCGACCAAAGACAATGTACCATTAATGACTATGATAGATCCATATGACAGCATCCCAACCTGAACGTTGGTAAAACTAGTAGCCCATTGGAATGCATAAACTCCAGCTACTGGCGCCGTAAAAACACCGGTTCCAGTATTAAAATTGGAAGCTTGGTCAAAAATGCTCGTATTAAATACTACGCTGTAAGCAGTGGAATCTCCCGTCACGTTGTTAATCGTGGCGCTTATCGTAGCAAGGAATGATGGCTGTGCTGTGTTGGTCTGTCTGTTAGAGGCATCTATCTTATCGGTGGTGGAAGTAACGAGACTGGTTCCATCAAATTTTACGATCCCATTTGTCGTGCTGAATGAGGTTGCGTTTGTTCCTCCACCAGCGATAGATGCTGTGCCAAAAGCTGGATCAGCAGCAGCTCCTTGAGAAACTAAAGGAACTCCAGTTGTAGCAGAAGGGGCGACCTTAGTGATAGTGTCTGTCCCGGCTCCAACCAAGACGTTGTGGTTGGTTAGTCCTGTAAGTTGTGTAGTAAGCGTGCTACCTGCTCCTACAATTGTAATCGATCCACTACCAAGCGTGTTTATATTACCTGCAGTGGGACCAATGGCTCCCCCACTATTACCAGTTAAGGTCTCTACGGCTCCTGTTGCACCTCCGGCTAACTGTACAAATCCGTTTCCATCAACAGTGAATTGAGCGCTTGAGAAGTTACAGAGACCTATTTTAGTGGCATCGGAAGCCGCCAGGGCCTGGGATCTTTGGACTTCGACAGCCAGCGTGTTGGCGCCAGTACCATCTGTGCGAACTGGATTTGTTCCAGCAGCAACAGTTGCACCATTGATTGTGATTATTCCGGCTGCAGGGACGACTGGAGAAGTTCCTGTTTGAACTGCGACTTTCGAGATTGCCGCTGAACCTCCAACTAAATTGACAAATCCGTTGGCATCAACAGTGAACTCAGAACTATTAAAGTGTGAGACCCCATTCAAGGCAGCGTTAGTTACACCAGAAGAAGAAGATCTCTGAACCTCAATAGTGTAAGTATTAGCAGCAAGAGAGTTTGTCTGAATAGAATTTGCTATCGATCCAGCAGCAGCTTGACCGCCAGTTATTGTTACTTGTCCTGTTCCATCTGGTACGACGGGGTTTGTCCCAGGCGGAGTAAAAGCATCCACCACGAATTCATCGACCGCAGTTCCTCCTCCAGCAAGAGATAGGACTAATTTGTTCATGCCTGGAGTTCCAGTAACAATTATCTGCCCTGCTGTTCCAAGGACAGATATATTCCCTGCGCCATCCGGTGGCACCGCTCCCCCAGTATCTCCCGTGAGAGTCGCTACAGTTCCTGAACTTGTAGGCGCAAACTGAACCCAATTCGCTAGCGTTCCTGTGCTTCTAAGCTTCCAAAAGATTCCAGTGACAGTATTTTGCCATTCAGTAGCAGGTTGATATGCATTGTCAGAAGTGGTCGGATCTCTCTCGGCGAAAATAGTGAACACAGGAGTATTCGTTCCTGTGCCAAGAGGGTTATTGAATCCAAGGGTATTAAAGTTACTAAATGTCATTAAATAAACTCCGTTACAATTACTACACCCTTTGTTCCCCCGCCCCCAGCGACCGCTGACTGAGATGTATAATTTACTCCTCCTCCACCCCCAGCCCCGTAACCTAATCCGGCACTTCCAGCAGAGCTTGCAGCAGGACCTCCGCCTCCAGCTCCATATTGACTATTCCCACCAGCTGCACCCAATAGCACACCAGGAACAGCAACTGTAAACCCTCCCCCTCCATTTTGACCTGGAGTTCTAAAATCTCCTCCAGAGCCTCCGCTTCCTCCTAAAGATCCTGATTGGGCTGTATTTGCCCCGGCAGCGGCCGTAAGACCACCAATTCCTCCGTTAGCCGAAATCAATGCTCCAACAGATGTATTTCCTCCATTTCCACCAGCCGCCCCGCTATTTGTGGCTCCAGCAGCACCAATTGTCACAGATTGGGATGCTCCAATAGTTGCTGCGCTAAAAACTCCTCGGGCATATTCTCCAGCCCCTCCCCCACCACCAGCTGAAGTAGTCCCTCCAGCGGTAGCAGCAGCACCACCACCCCCACCGCCCCCACCTAAGCATTCAATAATGCAATATTTCATTCCAGATGTTGGTGTATAGGTCCCTGTTGAAGTGAATACCTGAACTGCCACAGTAGTGATCCCAGCAGCCTGCGATCCTATTTGTCCTGTTGACGTATTTATAGTGACAACGTTCAAGTTTGCAACGGAGGTTCCAGCAACGCCGGTTAAGGTTACTCCTCCCGCTGGGGCCTGAATAACTGTAGTAGCAGAGGCGGTTGTTGATCCTACAGTAGTAGCGTGAGCATTTGCTGAGGTTCCGACGTTGCATCCACCGGTTCCGCATGCAATAGTAGTTGTGCTGGTAGTATTAGTAGATCCTAGAGTAACTGTCTTAACTGCGCCTCCAGTAGCTAAAGAAACGGTAGTAGCAGATGCGTCGGTTGATATTCCCATTGCTCCGGTGCCGGAGTTGTGAGTTTGGGCACCGTTCGTGGAAGTAATGTTTAGAGCTCCAGAACCAGACTGGACTGTTGTAGCGGAGGTTGAGTTTGTCGAGCCAAGAGTTATGGTTTTAACTGCACCGCCTGTCGCAAATGACACAGTTGTGGCCGAAGCATCCGTAGATATACCCAGTGCTCCAGTCCCAGAATTGATCGTAAGAGCGCCGTTTGTGGATGTGACATTCAAAGCACCGCTGCCTGACTGAACAGTTGTAGCCGAAGTGCTGTTAGTAGAACCCAAAGTCACGCCTTTAACGGCCGCGCCAGTAGCAAATGATACAGTAGTTGCCGCAGCGTCTGTGGATATGCCCAGCGCTCCGGTTCCAGAATTTATCGTCAAAGTTCCGTTAGTAGATGTCACCGCTAGGGCACCAGATCCAGACTGAACTGTTGTTGAACTAGTTCCACTAGTCGAGCCAAATGTTGATTGATGGTTCGTTGCATTGGTTCCAACACTCAGAGTTCCCGTTCCGGCAGATTGGACAGTTAGAGTCCCGTTGGCATTTGTGGCTTGTATGATATTCGAATCGAGTCGAATGTTATCCAGTTGTGCGGTGATATTAGTAGTAGCAATTGTTGGAGCAGTAACAAAGACTCCGTATCCTGTGGTTACGGCTCCAGCTCCAGCAAAAGTGCCGCTCGCTACATATAATCCATAGCCGTTTGCAATTGTCACCCCGCCAGGAGGCGCCATTGTAGGGAATAATCCAATACAGGCAGCATTAGTGATATTTGCTGAGGGCTGAAATGAAGTGTCAATGAATAGACCGTCTGAATCTGATCCTGAAGAAACGTTAGCTCCAGTAATCCAAGTTCCAATGCGATTAGGTAGGTTAACATAAAGAGCAGCAGTGACTGCGGTTGCGCCGACACCGAAGGCTGCTAAACTCATGTTATTTAATGCATTTTGTGATGCCATTATACCACCGTAATATTTCCAATCATTTCAATTACAACCCATCTAGCATTAGCGGTTTCGCAAATCAGCTCAATTGCGTCTCCAACCATCGTTGAAGCCAGGGAACCGCCAACACCAAGAGTAGTCTGTTGGTTACCTATTCTTATCCTAGTCGCTGCGTTAGGCTGCGTGACAGTCCAGGAGGTAGAACCATCTAAGACAATTGAAATTGCATCTCCAACAGCTGAAACCGCTGGAAGTGCTAGCGATAAAGCTCCCCCAGAAGTACAGAAGTAGCCATTGTTAACCGCAAGAGTTTGAGAAGCGCCAATGACATTCCAAGTAAATCCGCTTCCTATCGTAGAAATCGTGATCGATCCTGGCGCATTTGATATTGAAATGCCCACTCCGGCTGTCAAAGTATTGGCTACTGGAACTCCACCAGTCTGTCCAATGGCTAACTGACCATTATTTAATGTCACTGCGCTTAACGGAGCCGTTCCCGTGTTACCAGAGACAACTACTCCGTTTATATTAAATGAAGTAGTTCCTGTGCCACCTCCAGGAACTGTGGCAGTCCCAAAAATAGGATCGGAAGCAGCTCCTTGTGAAACCAAAGGAACACCTGCCGTTCCAGGAGCCACTTTTGTAATGGTGTCAGTCCCAGAGCCAACCAGAACGTTGTGGTTAGTAAGACCTGTAAGTTGTGTTGTGAGAGTGGATGTACCCGGAGAGCCAACTATAGTAATACTACCAGAGCCGATAGTATTAATATTGTTCCCAGTGGGGGAAACTGGCCCTCCAGAATTCCCAGTGAGTGTGCTGACAATTGTCGTTCCACCTCCACCTATACTAAGGGCACCAGCCTGGCTCATGACTTCCTTTTTGAATTAGTTCGCGTAGTAAACGCTAAGATATACTAGCCCTACGCCAGCAGCTCCTTTTACATAAAACTGGGTGTTAGCAGGCAGTTCCCAACCATTTCCCGTTTCTCTATTTGCAGAGAAGTCAATTAGCAGAAATGAATTGGCTGGTAAAACCTCATTATCGTTAATGCCATCGATAGATATGGTCACCAAAACATTACTATTATTAGTAATTTTGATCACACGCATCTGATGTGTGACAATGCTGCCCAGAGTCTGATAATTGCCAGTAAACGTAGCTGAGTCTCTACTTCTTAGAGTGTCTATCGTGGCTCTTACATTTAGCTGAGTCATTAACTACCTTCAGGTTTGGGCTCTTCTTTTTGTTTGTCTTTGTCTAAATCGACAATCCGTTGAACCACAAACGCTCTCATTTGACAGAGAGCGTCATGAACTGCACCCAACGGGGCATCATTATCACACAATAGTTGGTAGAGTCTTTCGTCAATTTTAATTTCAAGTACAGATTTCGGTTTAATCATTGTTCGTTTCCTGTGTTTAAGCTAGAGCAAATCCATTCCAGATAGTTCCGTTGTAGATCAGGCCAACAGCTTTGTAGGCCGTTACGATTGTCTTCGTTCCTGCAGCAGTTCCTGCGAGCGAAATATTTTTACCATTACCATCAATTGTGATGGTATTGGCGCCAGCTTGACCTACAGAGTCAGAAACAATTACATATCTTCCTGTGGCTGGAGCGCTTGGGAGTGTAATAGTCAATACACCAGCAGTGACATCGCACGCAACAAAAAAGTCTGTTCCGAGCAATGCATATGGGCTGGCTGCAGCGGCTACGCTAGTTACTTTTACGTTCTGGCCGCTTGCAAATGTGATTCCAAGAGTACCGGCATTGACTGTTGTAGAAGCAGCACCTGTGGTTGATCCAAGAGTTACAACGTTGGCAACAGCTGAGTCAGCTATGTGAACTGTTTTAACACCAGTTGCCCCAGTTGCTAAGTTAACGGTCTGGGCTCCTGTGCCACCGCCGATGGTGATAGTTCCTGTTTGAGCACCTGTACCGCCAATTGAGATCGTACCGCTAGTCATAGCAGCGCCAACCGATACAGAACCAGCAGTTTGTGCGTTTGCTATCTGGAGAGTTGTTGCTCCCGAGCCGCCAGCAATAACCATCGTATTGGCTGCGCTTGAACTTCCCAGAGTCATCGTACCTGATTGAGCTGTACCACCAATAGTAATTGTACCCGTTGTGGTTGCAGCACCAACTGTGTAGGTGGAAGCAGCAGCGCCGTTTAATGCGAAGTTGCCAGATCCAACCAACATGGAGATGCCAGAGGTGGAAGATACGCTACCGATCGTGATAGTGTTGGCAGAAGCGGCTGTTCCAATATTAACCGCGTTAGTTCCTGCTCCGTTAGCGATAGAGACTGTATTGCCTCCTACGCCACCAGCAATAAGCACTGTGGAGGCTCCTGATCCAGCCGCGATAGCCACTGTGCTAGCAGCAGAAGAGCTTCCCAATGTGATGGTTCCAGTTGCACTCGTACCACCGATAGTCATTGTGCCAGAAGTGGTGGAAGCGCCGACTGTGTATGTTGATGTAGCGGCACCATCGAGAGAGAAGTTGCCTGTACCTACTCTCAAAACCATTCCGGACGTGCTAGTAGTATTACCAATGTTTACAGTAGAGGCAGAAGCTCCTGTGTTGATATTGGTCGTTTGTGTTCCACCAGCGGCTATACCAGCAAAGAGGTTAAATGTTTGTGTTCCCGCTGTCTGTGCACCAGAAAGAATATTAACCGTGCTGTTGGCCGCGGCTGCACCGTTAGAAATGCTTACTACCTGTGCGCCTACGTTGACACCGTTTTGGATCAGGACGCTGTTTGCAGCTGTTGAAGAAACGATCGTTGTCGTTCCCGTCTGAGCAGCAGTACCTATTGCAAATGTGCCTGTAGCTGTAAGCGTGGAGAAACTTCCTGTGAGGGTTGTATTTCCAGTTGCGTTACCTAAAGCAAGGGCTCCTGTGCCCCCAGTGGCGATAGTGGTTGTTGCGGCTCCTGAAGCGTTAATATTTGCAGTACCAACTATTGTCGTACCAGCAAATGTAGAAGCCCCTGTAACAGCTAATGTTCCTCCAATCGTCGCATTAGTTCCTACCGCAAGCGTAGTTCCAGAAGTTAAACTTGTCGTAGTAGTGACAGAACCTGGGGCTACCAATGTGGCGGATAGAGAGCCTGTTGCCGTTGAACCAGCTCCTGCAAATGCGAACTGATTTGCCGTTCCGATAATGGTGATGTTGTTTGCCGTGGGACTGAGCGCTCCACCGGAATCAAAAGTAAGAGTGTTGAGGTTACTGCCAGTTGAAGACGATTGGTTCCAAGTGGCCACTCCTCCACTGACAGATGTGAGGATAAATTCCAGGGCTGAAACGGTATTCACCCACTGCTGTCCAATCGGCCATGAAACGTCGGCAGTAGTTGGCGAGCGGGTTGATTGAACTGGGGGTGGGGATGCGCTTAAGATGCCTTGAGGGAATCCATAATAATTTGCTGGGCCTGACATATTTTTCCTCTGTGAGTAGGTCTTTATTTAAATTCCAATTTATCAAGGCAAATATTTTGTTGGTAGAAAAATTCTTTATAGTGTAATTATTGTTGTAAATTTCAGTAAATGGTGACTTATATGACTAAGGATCAATACCTATTAGGAACGTGGGAATTAAGTAAAATTCTAAAAATTAGTCACCGCTCCATAAAAGACTTAATCAGAACCTTCAAAGACGACTTTGCAGAAGTGTCAGAGAGGCCAGTAAGCTCAAAAGAGATCCTGGATGCTTTTAGAAAGACTGGCACCCCCACTCGAGAAAAGGGAAGACCCATCGAAGAGTACGTATTGAGTGAAAAGCAGGTCCTTTATCTCATCGTATTGCTCCATAACAATGATGCAGTGAGAGATTTGAAAAAGAATATAATCAAATCCCTTGGGAAGACCCCAATAGGGCTAATTCTTGACAAAGCCGGTGCGGCTTCAAGCTAGGCCCAAAGTCAAACTGTTCATATACATATACTTAATACAACCTTTATAAAATAAAGATTAGGACTTACCATAAATCCGCCAATTGGGTATCTTTGACTCAAATTAGCAGGAGATTTAATCCTAAAATGACCCATCAAGACGATACTGAACCGCCACATTATTGGCATGAAAGCCAGGAAGAGGACGAGGAGTGTTCCTGTGAGAAGCGTTGCTGTTGCGAAGAACTATTGCGCTTATGTTTTTTTATATATTTATGTTGGCTGATTAGTAACTCATCGGGAGTTGTTGACAGAATAGCAAATATGGGAATGTTAGATCTCGTAGGGTGGATTTTTATCGTTATATTCTCTATTCACTGGTTCTGGAAGAGACTGAAACCTAGAAAGTTGGAGGATTAAAAATGAACAATAAAGAATACGTTGGCGACATGACAGAAAAAGAACGCGAGGAATTCCATTGGCAAGAATATCTCCATGACAAAGGTGATAGAGAGAGCTGCTCTTGCACGAAAGAACGATCGGTAGATGGGCTGTGGTTGTTGTTTGTGTTCTTGATTATGTGGTGGATATGTTCGTAAATTTGAAGTTCCCTAGGAGGAAAATGTTACAATTACTAGAAGCAATAGGCTCTTTAACTATGGTTATATGCACTATCGGCATGTTAATCATTGGCATTTTTGGTGATGCTTTTCCAAAAGAAAAAAGAAAACCGATGACTCGGCGATGGATTGGTTTAAAGGCCTTTAATCTTCTGTGAACTCATCCCAGTCTATATCCTCATATTCTTCTGGCATCTCTTTCTTTACCTTTTCTTTCAACATTTGGAATGCTTTA